GATTTTCTACGACTCTATGGGCGATTGCTGGCTTTCCGACGTTCGCCCGACCGGAAAGAACGGGCAGGATGCACTTGACATCATGCTCGCGCCGAACAGCAAGTACTCCGGTCTTTCGAATATCACCCGGTCGGCTACAGCATACTATCAGAACATGAATTTCATGCAGGCGTTGAACGGCGATATCGACCAGAGCTTCATCAATCGGTGGGGCGGCGAGATCATGTTTGACAATTTTACCGTGATTGTAAATGACCGTGTGGGCGGAGATTACGGCATTGAATTACGATACGGGAAAAATATCCCGCAGGACGGCATGAGTTATGAGGTCGACACGCGGGATGTCGTCACGAGAATCTATCCGCAGGCATACAACGGTTACAAGATGACGGGAAACGGATATGTTGACAGTCCACTTATTAATAATTACCCGACGGTCAAGTCGGTATCTATGACATTCGATAACGTCAAGATGAGAGACGATGCGCAGGAAGATGACGAAGAAAACGGTGTTATCATCTGCGACACGCAGGAAGAACTTGACGCGGCACTGACGCAACAGTGTGAAGCGCAGTACGATGCCGGAATCGACAAGCCGACCGTGACGATTAGCGCGGATACGGTCCTGTTGCAGAACACAGAGCAGTATAAGGATATCAAGACCCTTGAAGCGGTCAGCCTGGGCGACACGATCCACTGTATCAACACGCATCTGGATATCATCACGGACGCGCGCGTGATCGAGATCGAGTTCGACGCAGTGCGGAAGAAAGTATCGTCTGTTGTGATCGGGGATTTTCAGCAACAGTATTTTGACGGTCTTACGGACTCGGCGCAGAAGATTGATTCCGTCATCAACCCGGATGGATCTTTGATGGCTGAAAAAGTGCAAGGGATTCTGAACGGGATCTATACACAGCTTCGGTTACAAAGTACGGTAGCGGAAAAGGTAAACGGCCACGCCTTTATCGTTGAGGATCTGGACGAAGATTCCGACCTTTACGGCGCAATGGTCTGGGGAACACAGGGGTTACAGCTTTCCACAACGCGGACCGCCGACGGGCGCGGATGGGATTGGACAACGGCGATCACCGCACATGGAATTGTAGCCAACACGATCATTACCGGAATTCTGTCCGATAAGACGGGCAAGAACTACTGGAATCTGGATACCGGAGAATTCCGGCTGTCAGCAGAGGCATTTAAGATTGGCGACCAGACCGTGCAGGACTACGTGGACGGAGAGATCGACGAAAAGATCGCGCAGATCCGGACGCTTACAATGCAACTGTCGAACGAATACACCGGCGTTCCAACGGATGCAAATGGCTCCGGCGGCGATTACTCAGACGCTTTTACAGACGTATCGCTATACATCGGCACTACAGATATCACCGAAAGTGACGCGGTACAGTGGACAACGAACCCCAGCGCGGGAGTAACCGGAACATGGGATGCAGAGAATCACAGATATTCTGTAACATATATGAGCGCGGATGTCGGTGCGGTAAGCATAACGGCGACATATTCTGGTCTTGCTGTCACTAAAACGTTTACAATCGCGAAGTCAAAACAGGGATTGACCGGACCGCAAGGAGAACAGGGTATCCCCGGACCGGCAGGAGAAGATGGCGCACAAGGGCCACAGGGGCCAGCTGGTCAAGATGGGAAAACGTCGTATTTCCATATTAAGTATTCTGCCAACGCTAATGGAAATCCAATGACGGAAACCCCGTCCACGTATATTGGTACATATGTAGATTTTGAAGAACAGGACTCCAATGATTACACAAAATATACCTGGGCAAGATTCGAGGGATTAAAGGGAGATCAAGGAATCCCAGGGACTAACGGGGAGAACGGGCGGACGAGTTACTTACATATTGCATACGCCAATAGCACAGACGGTACACAGGATTTTAGTGTATCAGATGGCGCAGGGAAGTCTTATATTGGACAGTATACAGACTTCACGGCTGCCGACAGTACTGACCCTAAAAAGTACACCTGGACCAAAATTAAGGGTGAACAGGGGCCGCAAGGGTTACAAGGATTACAAGGGCCGAAGGGGGAGCAGGGGATTCCCGGAACACCAGGAAAAGACGGAACCGATGGAAAAACCAGCTATTTCCACATTAAGTACAGCGCAGTGTCTAACCCGACTTCTTCCTCCCAGATGAGTGAGACACCCAATACCTATATTGGTACATATGTGGACTTCACAGCTGCCGACAGTACCAACCCGTCGGATTACACATGGTACAGGTTCCAGGGACTCCAGGGGCCGCAGGGAACGCAGGGAATTCCCGGAACGAATGGAACGAACGGAAAGACAAGCTATCTGCATATTAAATACAGCAATGACGGCGGTGCATCATTTACCGCGAACGGCGGCGAAACGCCCGGAAAGTATATCGGGCAGTATGTTGATTTCGTACAGAATGACAGTGCGAACCCGTCCGATTACACATGGTCGCTGACGCAGGGCGCAGATGGCCGCGTGTATATGCTTCAGACGGATGCACAGGTTATTACACAGGGGCAGGATGATTCTTTCACGCCGGACCCGATCACATTCTACGCATATTACCGCGACGGTCAGACAGCAGAAAACACGCCTTATGCCGGACGGTTTGTGATACAAGAGACGACAGACGGCACATCGTACACGACAATATACACCTCTCAACATGATGAGACATCGAGGATGTATTCTCCGACAAATCCGAATGTCAAAAATGTTCGCTGTACGCTGTACGCATCGGGCGGCACAGAAAAGGCTTTGGATATGCAGGGCGTAGCGATTGTTCGCGACATCGACAATCTGACGCAGGAAGAAGTATTTAACATCCTGACAAATAATGGAGCTTCGCAGGGCATCTACATGCAGGACGGAAATCTGTATATAAATGGCACATATATCAAGGGTGGTATTATATCCGGACAAACCATCGAAGGTGGAAGTTTTACGACATACAATAATGGATATCTCGCATCTCGGCTCATTGGAACTGGTATAAAATTTTATGACTGGTCTGGTGATAGAAGTTTTGTCGGAGCAGTAGAATCAATACACAACAGCCAACTTAATAGAGGAAACGTTGCATTTTATAGCGATGAGAACAGCAGCGTAACCATAGGATACACAACAGACAATCCAGAGGAGCCTAACGCATCAATCACGCCTGTTATATCATTTGATCCACAAAACCCGACTTCTTCCCCTTATATGATTAACACATCAAGCGGAACTCTGTTTAAGCACAATCCCAACGGTGGAATAGTAGTGGAAAACGGATTGGTAAAAGATTGGTCAATTAAATCTGTACTAGATAATACACTTAACGTTATATCATCACTTTCCTGGAATGGAAATGGAGAATTAACGAGCGTGCAAAAAACATCAGTTGATATAAGAGATGGATTGATAGTAGGATGGACTGTAAAAACATTTGATGTTCAAAGGAGCGTATACATGAACGAACATAATATGAATTGTGAAGGAGAAACAAATTTTCCAGATACTATAAATGTACAAGGAGAAGTTATACCGTATAACGAATATATTTCGGAAAAACAGGAGGTACAAAATGGCGAATCAGATTGACAGAGACGCATTTGTAAAAAGTGACAAGTTAAAAAATCCCATTCCGTACACACGGGGAACGGATCTATTACCGATCGTAATACATTTTAGAGACTTTCAGATCCCGAGCGGCGCGACTGCTCGGGTTTTTGTCGCGAAGCCAGACGGTAACGCGGTATACGACTCCGCAACGATTGAGGGCAACGACGTGACAGTCGATGTAACAGAGCAGATGTTCCTCGTGCTTGGAATGACGCTGATGCAGATATCCATTTTCGACGGCGAGGAAGAACTCGTAACGTTCGCCCAGCCGGTCATGGTCGAACCCAACCTAAAATCTGGGGACTTTCCGGGAAGCGCTACGGATATAACGTTTCTTGATGATGCAATTAAGCAGGCTAACCAAGCTGTTGAAACAGCGACAGCGGCGGCATCACAGGCGGCACAAGCGGCGCAGGATGCAGAAGAAGCGGTAGCGAATGCAAACAAAGCAATCAGCTCCTTTGAGTTCGATGCAACGCCGTCTGTAGAAGAGAATACGTTAGTTTTTCCGGTAAAACAGCTACCGAATGAATAGGAAGGAGGATGCTAAAATGGCAGATTTTACCACAGTGACCGCTAACAACAATCCATATTCATAAGAAAGGGGGACAACCTATGTTTACACTATTATCAATTCAGCAGACAGCAGACGCTACACCGCGAAATGTGGATGGGCGTGAAATCAGGTGCCTGATACTTGCAGACAACACAACAGATCCTCTTCCGTCCACAGGTCAAAACGTGGAGCACATGGGAGACGACCAGACATTTCTTCCCGGCAGTATCGCAATTACACCAGCGTTTGACGTGGCTATGGTCGGAAATGACGGAGAATGGGGGGCGTGGTCATGACGGATAATAAAGACATCACGCCTCTTGTAGCGGCATTTGTAGCGGAGCCACGCCGGAGCAGATACAGCAGGCAGTTGACAACTACCTGACTGAAAATCCAGTGACGGCAGGAGTGTTATCACTGGACGGGAACACAATAAAAATGACAGAAGGAGGGAATTAAATGTCAGAAATGTATGCAGACAAAGTAAGGGTGAAGAACGGAGGCGGAACGGCCGACATTCCACTGAGAGATTCATACGCCTTGAGGACTAACCAGGGTGTCGAAAATGCTGGAAAAGCAATGGTAGTAGGATCGGATGGGAACCTTGCGCCAACCGGCGTGATTAATGATGTCGAAAAATTTATCGAAAACTACTATGCGCTCAGGAGAACAGGAAAGATCTACCAGACAAAAATATGGAAATTCGCAACTAATCCAACCAGCACCGGGGAGAAGCTTCTGGACAATGCTGGACTTGTGTTTGAACCGTCTACTGACACAGA